CATTTGCAAACTTTTTAAACCATCACGATTATCATCACTGATTGCGTTGTGGTATTGCAACTCTTAACAGCCTTTTCTAAGCAATTAACTCTGTAGGAATATAAGGATTACTCCTTATACTGTGCTTACTTACACCATTTCTTTCGACGTTTACTACGGCATTAGGCATCATATTAGTTACTAAATATTGAACTACTCTAGCAAGTTCTATATTAGAAATTGTATTACATTTTAAATCGGCAAATACTCTAGTTGTCTTAGAGTCTATACAAGTAATACAAGAACTATCTTTAGATACGCCACCAGATGGATCGACACCAATGATTGGTGGGTATTTAGGAACTAAGTTAGACTTTAATGGGATTTCTTCATAAATATTGAATTGATATTTACCAAAGATAAGAAGAGTCTTTTTAGGTTCTTTACAATATTTACGAATACCATCTAATTCATCTTTAGTGAATGGGTTATTTTCAGATTCGTCAGACCATTCAAGAAGAATTTCACGACGAATAAGAGGCCAATCCCATTCAAGTTCTTTACATTGTCTTTCAAACCATTCTTCTGTATAACCAAGTTGTTGGTAAGTGAATTGAATATGAATAAAGCTTGATAATTTATTAGCATCTACAATTTCCCGTAATTGTGGATAGGTAAGATCATACCATTGTTCACTAAACTTAGAAGCATTATTTAATACCGTATAAGCATATTTACCTTCATCATTGGTTAAGAAGCCAGGAGTTGTAGTATATACTACACCATAAGGAACATTGTTTTGTTTAGCAATTTCAATGGCCTTACTCATCGCTGGTCTCATATTACCATAGATTGTTTTCATAAATGGAATAAATGCAAATTCGTCAGCCCATAAGAGAGGGAATGTTTGACCACGAAGCAAGTTAGCTGCAGCCATTTCATTTCTGGCTTTGGCATAAGTTTTGATATTGTTTCGATTGATCGCATTTTCCATATAAACTTGTGTACTTTGTACTTGTTTCTTACGAGTACCATCCATTGTAAACTTAGAATCGAATCTAAGATAAGATGGAAGTAAGTCACGAATATTTCTAATACGAGATAAGTTCAAACGACAGTCCTTAGCTTCTTTGTTTAGAAGTGAGATCTGTGTATTCTGTGTTCTAAAGTTATAAACGTAAGTATAAAGAACAGCAGTACCAATAGTCTTACCAGTCTGACGAGGCTGTAGTAATAGACAGTCAAAGTTCATGATCGCCATATATAAGAATGCCATATTACCACGGTTCAATAAGAACTTCGATGGCTCACCAGATGATGGGATTCGTACTACTTCTCTAAGATAATACCAGAAGTTATTTCTAACTTCTGCTAATACTTTCATTTTATAAACGGTACTTAAATTAGGATCGTGAGGATCAATATTAGCCAAATCTGGATCTAATAGTGCTAGCATAAATCTATGATTTTTAATACCTATAGATTTGAGATAGTTACTCATCTCTATAAAGGTTTGATTAGTTGTTGATCTATGATAATAAACCCTCTGCCCTTGATTCTCGACCATTCTAATTTCATTTGAAGGCATGATTGAAAATAGTCCTCCTTTAACTAGAAACTAATCTTAAAAGCAGATTATTATGTAAATGTCGCAGTTTATAAAATTAGATTTAAACGTATACTATAGTAATGAATATATTTATACCATAGGAGGAATAAATGGAAACAGTATATTTACAAGTGGTGGATTATGCATATAGAGATTTATTATCTCGCATATTTGGGTCTGATAATCAAATGCTTGAAATGTATCATACTTTATTTTTAGTAATATTCTTAATTATCTTTGCTAATAAAGGTATGAATTTTCTTTTAAGAAGAAATCATATAATATCTAAGATTATATCTTATTTACTTTATTTTATAATCATAATGATAGACGTGTGTTTAATTTTGGGGTTATATTAAAATGAAAGAATCTTTTTATACTAAAAGCTGTGAGTTTGCAGTAAAAGCTTTTAATTATTTGAATACTAGGGTTAATAGAACCAGAATACCCTTTTTCCAATTAGATACATCTCCCAATAATTCCAGTATGGGTCATGTAGTAAATGGGGTAATGACTTTAAATATTCATAATATTTTAGAATTGGCAAAAAATAATGATAAGTACGATTGGCCTAGTATTAAAGGTCTTATTATCCTTACTATAGTTCATGAGCTATCTCACATTAATCAAAATATAGATTATGATAGATTCAATAAGGATGATACATACCATGATAAGATAGAGATGGAAAATCATTATAATGCTTTAAATTTTATTCTTAACAGAGAGGAAGAATTACATGGAGTTTTTGGAGATTACAGTGATGATATTTGCTTGGATCTTGAGCTAACACAACAATGTTTAGAGAATCCGCAATATAAGAATTCTTATAAAATGAGAAATACAGATACAGTTGCTATGATTACAATGGTAAATATGTTTAGCAATGTATCCAAAGCAGAAAGATCTAGGATCTATACTTTGATGATGAGTGCTACTAGAGTAGTAGTTCATTATAGAGAAACAAAAGAAGGTCCTATATTATTTTCTGATATAGTAAAAGATGAACGTGGTATCTGGTATACCTATAAGATATTCAATATAGTGAAGTTCTTATATAAGCTTCCTGCATATAATGCATTAATTATGGCAGAAGGAGGAACTGATCTAGTATTCTATATGACCAGAGAAGAATCGTCTACTCCTATATCTGAGAATGCTGGACAATATGTAGCGAATATTATTAATCCACAATAAGAGTAGGGTATAGGCTTCATGCCTATACCCTTATTTTTTTTTAATTTTCTTTTTTAAGATTGATAAATAATTCACACCAGTTTTCTAGTGTAAGATCTACTAATTCTAATATATCTTCTTTTTTGTATTTGTCTGCAAATTCATAATCCTTATCAATATATTCTATTACTGATTGATAAATGCGTTCAAATAGTTTATTATATAACTCATCATCTATTGACCCTTTATTACCTTCAAATAAAACAGTCGAATAGAAATTTTTAAAATCTTTTGTATCCATTATGGCTGATACAGATTTGCCATCTAGACTTCCATAAACATTTCTAATTGTTTTTAGTCCATTTTCATCTAGCGTTAAATTCTTATCTTGGTATTCAAAATAAATTGTAAAGATATTAAATAATGTGGCTCTTATAACTTCATTTACGAATGCCTCATATACTTTATCTTCTCTTTTTCTTTCATACTCAGAAACACTACATCGATCAAATAGCCTGCATACAATTCTGTTTCTAATAGACTTGCAACTACTGATAGTTTTCTTATATAAAATTCTTGTAACTCTCCAAGTATTAATTGTGTATTTAAGTTCTTTTTTTATAAAACCTAAATTTGTATGACTTCTTAAAAGAGTATAATAAGTTAGTACAGATACAATGCAGATTACATATACTGCTGCAATCAAGAATAATTTGTCTGAAGATATAACGTCAGACTCCGAACCTATAGATATAAAATAATGGTTTAAAATATATGGAGTAAATGCACCTAAAATTATAGTGCCGATAATAACACCAAAATATGTAGCCTGTAATCTCCATCTGTACATCAAATGAGCTAATATAATACTAGCCAAATCTTTTTTTAGTTTGAAGCTAATTATAATATCTTTCATAGTATAGCCTATCCTTGTATAAGATTCTTTACTCTCCGTTTTAAGAAATCTTGCACATAGCTATAGAATTCGTCCTCTTCAAACATACTAGGGATATTATCGCTTGATGAATATTTTGCTAAGAAGATTTTTTGATAGGTTGATCTAAAATGAGCTCTATCAAAAAGATTATATCTATCGTCTCTATCTTTTCTATCAACGCCTAAGATACAATCAAATAGATCATTATAAATTTTATTTGAGCTTAATACATTCTCAAATTTATCATTTACCTCTTGACCATCATCAGATTTGCGTCTGACGATGCAATGTTTTCTTAACATACCAATTCCAGGTGATAATAAATAAACCTTGTCTGGGAAAATATCTAACCCACAATAGATTGAAGAGAATTCATCTATATCTAAGAACAATTTTCTAAAAGGAACACCTAAATCCTTATACCCAGATTTAGTAGAATTTAATGGTTGGGTTAGGCATAGGTGATTAATAGCAGAATCAAATATTTTGCCTTTGTTCATAATATTATATACCAAAGTGGATAATAGCCATCTATCAAGAATAATAATAATCTTTTCACTCTCTAATTTAGGAGCTATGATATTATTAAAAGTATCCTTCATGTTTATAATCATCAAACTTTGAAGAATATCAGTAGGATAATTTTCAATAGTTAACAGCTCTCTGATCTTTTTATATATCTCACTACCATCATTATATGGAAGAGATAAAGTCATAGCTGTATAACCATCGAATTCTTCAGGATGACTGTTTATGTAATCAGATAACTTTTTACATGTTGTAGTCTTACCAGAACCATCGGTTCCCTCTACAACAATTAGTTTACCTAAATGATTATTACTTGAAAACATATATACCCTCCTTTGGATATTATTAAAGTGTTGTTTTAAATTGTTATAAGAATAAAGAGTATACCAGCTAAGGTATACTCTTCTGTCTTTGTTATTATTAGAAATAATCAGCAACACCATTCAAGATTTCATTTTGAATAGCTTCTTCTAAGGACAACACAATTCTATCGCCATTTTTCAATTGCATAGATACTGTACGGCCATCTTCATTTAGATTGATTCCATTATATAAGCAATCGAATGTTTCCAATACTGTTTTAATATTAGCAGATTCTGAAATCAAGAAAGAATTAATTTGAGATTGAGTTAATGGTACCAAAATTTCAGAAGATTCTGCAAGGTTGCCATATTTAGCAATATTGTTAATTTCTTCGCTACGACGGAATAATTCGGAAGTAGGATTGATTTTATAATATTTCATATCTCCATATTGACCAACAGATTCTGTTGTGACAATAGAAGTTGTATATGCTTTAGAATGGGAAGGGAAGTATACACGGTCATATGTAATGATTTGCATACCCTTTACTGTCATTCTACCATTTTCATTTGCTAAGGAACCAACAGCTCTAAGAGAGAAAGAAGGTTTTTGACCATCTCTCAAATCATCATTAAAAGATCTACCTAGGTCATTATTAGTACCACGGAAATAAGCTTTTACAAAATTACCATCCATCCAAAGTTTAGTATACCATACTTGTTCTAAAGTTGGATCAATTTTACTTTGTCTAGCAAGAGTTGCATCAGATGGATGACCTGCTTCACCTTTAAAGTTACCAGTTTCTACTAGTTCTCTAGTTCTATCAGAATTGATACCTTTTTCCAACTCATCTGTTGGATAGTATCTTCTATTACGGTTAACTTCATCACCTTCTTGAAGTACACCTTCAGCGATGATAAATCCATTTTTATTTACTTCTTTAACAGTAAATTCTACATTAGCTCTAGTTTCTTCACAGATAATAGAACCTAC